GTACGATTCTTTAGATTCGTCATTAGCATTTTTTGTGTATTGCCAATTCCAATATAATTTATCATTTGGTTTAAAACCAAAAAATTTATGTACTTGTTTTTGTGTTTCGGTCACATTCTCACCATTCCAATTCTGACCTACACAGATAAATCCAGTTTCAATACCTTCAACAATATTACTTTCACCTAAAGTTGTATGTCTATTTTCAATCCAAGTTAATCTCTCAATTAAATTTTGATAATACATGTTTGATTGTCCCCATCTAACAGAAGAGAAAAACACAACAGCATCAGATTCAAATAATTCCTTAGATATTTTCCACAATTCATCATTTTTATTGTTTAAACTACACCAACATCTATGATATCCTGATGGATTCTTTTTATCGTCTTTTAATAACGCTTTCTTAATTCCACAACTATTACCTTCTTTTCTAGACACATTTCCTTCGCAAGGATGTATTGTTAACTCTGTAACATCAATAAATTTAGCTTTATCCCCCAATTCTTCTTTCAAATAAACTGCAAGAATCTTTGACTTTGGTGTATCAATATTTTCTTCATCCCAATTATATCTATTGGAACAACTTAATAACAAAACATTTTCTTTTTGTTTGAGAATGTCTAATGTTTCTTTAAGATTCTTCCAAGCACCTGTCTGAACCATTTCTTCAGATAACATCATCTGACGAATTCTTTGTATTTCTTCTTGTATTATGTTACTCATATATTATAAATATCGATAAAAAAAAATCACGACATTTGTCGTGATTAATGTTATGATTATGATGAACAACCAAAACATTCAAATGGTGAATCGGTTGGTTTTGATAATACAATATCTGGTTTTGATGGTTCAGGAGTTGGTTTTGGTTTTTCTATTTTTGAAATATCAACCGCCAAATGTTTAGCACCTGTAGATATCGCTTTAGTCCTCACATAATAACTCAATGTTTTTAAACCTTTTTCCCATCCGTGAAAATGAGCTGAAGATATCTTAGATAGAGTTGGATTACCCATATAAATGTTCATTGATTGTGATTGGTCAATAAATGGTGCTCTATCAGCCGCCATGTTAATCAATTCTTTTTGTGATATCTCCCAAATGGTCTTATATTTTTCAATTAAATGTTCTGTCCGTTTAACTTTTTTATTGTATTGTTTATCTTCAATATCTAAGTAATTGTTAAAATTTATATTTTGAATAGAACCTTCATTTAAAATAATTTCATTTTTCAAATCTTCACACCAAATACCAATCTTTTCAAAATCGTTAATTAAGTACTTATTTACAATCATAATCTCACCTCCAACAACTCTTCTATTGAAAATCGCCGAATGAGCAGGTTCTGTCATTTCATAAGACCCTGTAATCTTAGCAGAACTTGCAACAGGCATTTGTGCGGTGAATAAAGAATTACAAACACCATAATCCTTAACTTCTTCTTTTAAAGACTTCCAATCCCATATACTTGATAAATCTTCCTCTTTAAGTCCCCACATGTCAAATTGAAATACACCTTCCGACATAGGTGAGTCATTGAAGAATTTATATGGTTTGTATTCTTCAGATTTACAAAGTGAACAACTTTCAGAAATCGCTGCGAAATAGATGGTTTCAAAAATTTCTTTATTTAATTTTTTAGCTTCATCAGATGTGAAAACTAAATCCAACAAATAAAATACATCTGCAAGACCCTGAGTTCCAATAGCAATTGCTCTTTGTTCCAACCCACCTTTTCTACCTTTCTCAGTTGAATAACTATTGATATCGATTACTTTATTTAAACCTCTAACAACTTTTCTAACCTCTTTATATAATAACTCGTGATTAAATACACCATTTTGAATAAAATTCTTCAATACCATTGAGGATAATGTACATATCGCAGTTGTTGTTTCATCTGTATATTGAAAGATTTCAATACAAAGATTAGATTGTTTTATAACACCGATATTTTGGTGATTTGTTTTTCTATTAGCATGGTCTTTAGCTGCCAAATATGGAACACCTGTCTCAATTTGAGATTCAATAATTTTACTCCAAATGTCTTGAGCTTTAACTTTTTTACCAATACCTAATTCAATCGCTTTATTGTAATTTTTTTCATATTCTTCACCATAACATTCTTGTAATGGTTTTATACCAGATTTAATAATATCATTTGGACAAAAAAGATACCAATCATCATTATTCCTAACAGCATTCATGAAATTATCAGGTATCCATAACGCAGTAAATAAATCACGTGCTCTTAGTTCTTCTGCACCAGTATTCTTTTTAATTTCTAACAGGTCAATAATATCTTTATGCCAAGGTTCAATGTAAATTGCCGCACTTCCAGGTCTTCTTCCTTGTTGATTAAAAAATCTTAACGATTCATTAACAATCTTCAAATATCTTAAAAGACCACCGGCAAATCCTCCCGATGTTTTAATTCTACTTTCCTTACTTCTAATATTTGACATACATAAACCAATACCCGCAGCATCAGAAGAATATGTTGATATATCATTTAAAGTATTTAGTAACCCATTTCTTGAATCCGAATCATTATAATGTAAAACACAAGAAGCTAATTGTGGTACCTTAGTACCCGCATTTATCATAATTGGTGTTGCAGGAGATATTAATTGATTTGACAATGAATTATAATATTCAACCGCTTCATCAAATGATTTTGTTACCCATAAGGCAACTCTCATGTACATATGTTGAGGTCTTTCAATTACTCTACCATTAGGTAGTTTTAAAAGGTACATCTCAACTAAAGAACGCCAAGCAAAATAATCAAAATTATAATCATTATCATGATTTATAACATCATCTATATTTTTCTCACCATATGATTTGATAATATTAACCAATTCATCATTTATAACACCTTCAGAATGTAACAATATGATTGTTTCAGAGAAACTTGGATTAGTTTCTTTGTGATATGATGATATTGCAACACTTGATGCCAATCTTGAATAATCATGGTGACTACCAGTGTATGCCGCCGAAATCTCATAAATTAATTTATCTAATTCTTTTGTAGTAATTTCACCCTCAACAGGTACTGAAGTTATTACTTTAATGAAAATTTCATCTGAATTAACATTAAGACCTTTACAAGACCTTTTTATTCTTTGGTATATTTTTTGTGGGTTAAATGATACCTCATCCCCACTTCTTTTTTTTATTTTTAGTGACATATTCTTATATATTAAAATTCATCCGTAAATGACAATTTTTCGTTTAGTTTGGCTTTTTGATACTCCATAGTTCTTGATTCAAAAAAGTTACCTTTTGTTTCAACCGCAATCTGTTCCATAAATTTAAATGGTTGTTCTACATTAAAATGTTTTGAACATCCTAATTTAATCAATAAACCATCTACAACAAATTCTAAATATTGTTTCATTAAATTCTGATTCATACCTATTAACGATACTGGTAATGATTCTGTAATGAATTCTTTTTCTATTTCAAGTGCAGACAATAAAATTTCTTTTATTTTCTTTTCACTAGGTTTATTTTCAACGTGGTTATTTAACAAATGAATTGCAAAATCACAATGTAAGTTTTCGTCTTTGAAAATTAACGAATTAGCATTACATAAACCCTGCATTATCCCTCTTGATTTTAACCAAAATATTGAACAGAAAGAACCTGAAAAGAAAATACCTTCAACCGCAACAAATGCCACTAATCTCTCTTGAAAAGACGCTTTTTTAATCCAATCTAAAGCCCAATTAGCTTTCTTTTGAATTGCTGGCAATCTATCAATAGCGTTGAAACAATCATCTTTTTCTTTTGGATTAGAAACATATGTATCAATCAATAATGAATACATTAAAGAGTGAATATTTTCCATCATAAGTTGAAATCCATAAAAGAACTTAGCTTCAGGATATTGTACTTCTCTGTAGAAGTTTTCCGCCAAATTTTCATTCACAATACCATCAGATGCCGCAAAAAATGATAAAACATTTTTCACAAAGTATTTTTCATTATCTGATAGGTTTTCCCAATCTCTTATATCATTTGTTAAGTCAACCTCCTCCGCTGTCCAAAAAGCTGCTTGGTGCATCTTATAAAACTCCCATATGTCATCATACTGAATAGGGAATATGACAAATCTCGAAGGATTTTCTATTAAAATTTTTTCCATAATTAATTTGATTCTCTTTCTTTTCTTTTTTGCAACAAATCTTTTATTCTTTGTTTGTTTGCTTCTTCTTTTTTATCTTCAAGTCCTAAGAATGTCATAGAACTTTCAACATCGATATCTAACATACCATTGTCGAATTTACAATTCTCAAATACAACACCATCATCACCAATACGGGATTTAGTAATCGCTATTGTTGCAAGTTTCATTTCTTTTTGTTGTAATGATTTTGCAACAGATATAATAACGTGACCAACTTGTGCTTTCTTAATAGAACCACCCATTTGGTCAGTAGTTACAACTTCAGCTGAAATCGAACTTCTATTACCTTGTGTTGCCGTCCATCCAACCAAATTCATTTCGTGACACATAGCTTCAAATCCTCTCATAACAGACCCTTCTGACTTCCATTCATCACCCAAATTTTTCTCAGGTACAACACAATCAATATAATCCAAAAGAACCATATCAACCCTAATACCATCCGCCATTTTCTTTCTAATTAAATTTTTGATTTGACTCATGGTCATAGTATCTGAAGGTAATTTTTCCAATATTAATCTATTATCCATTTTCTCTTCAATTTCTCTAACTTTAACCAAAACTTCTTCCTTTTTATTGGACATATCATCAGGATGTATTCTTGTCCAACAGGTTATATGTTTTCTTTGGATAATTTTTGGGTTATCCTCAAAAAATATTTGTAAAACATTATATCCTAAATTAAAAGAATGATTAGCTATTTTAGTTAAAAATGTTGATTTACCAACACCTGTTGGTGCTAATATAACACCTATCTCACCTTTTGCCAATCCGCCCTTTAATAATCTATCAATACCAGGAATTCCCATAGGTATTGGGTGTCTAAAATCCTCATTCAATACGTCATCCAAATTGGAGAATACGTCTAACATTCCATCTTCCCTAGTTCCAATCTGTAAAGCTTCACGAACTAATTCTTCTAGCTGGTCATAATTTTCAAACTCACCACCATCAATTACTTTTTGTGCTTTAGATATCGCTTTCTGTAATTCTTGTTGTTTACAAAATTTCATTGCCTTTTCTTGAACAAAGAGAGACCCCTCAATTGGTACATCCTTAACCTTTTTTAAGGTGTCTAAAATAATCTTAATTGCAAGTTCTTGCTGAATTTCCGATTTAGTTATTTGTTCTAAAGTCTCAAAAGTTGGAACATGGTCATACTTCACAAAGTATTCTTTAACCATTTGGACAATTAATTTGAAATACTTGTTGTCAAAATAATTTGTATCAAGAACTTGGATTATTGACCTTCCAAATTCTTTATCAACTATAATTTGATTTAATAACTGTAGTTGAAAATTACTACCTAAATACTCAAAATTTTTGTTTGTCGCCATATTTTTTGTCTCCTTTAAAATAAATATTATACCTTTGTATTAAGTCCTAGATATTCGTATGTTAAATCTTCATGTGAAAAAATGTCAGTTAAACTATAAAGTATACTTTTTATGTACGGACGTATATCTACGGTGTATCTTATTTTAGGTGGATAGATTTTTGCATCAAACTGTCTATGACAAATTGTCATATCATTTTGTTTTATAAAAATGTTAAAAAATTCAGGACCATCCGTAAATGATGTATTCAAAATCGCAGGATTATTAATAATCTCAAATTTGTTATCCACTAGATAACTAGTCGATTTCATCTTTAACTCATACCCCAAATCCTCTTTTAAGTCTTTAATGTACTGATATAACTCAATAGAGTTCTTTGCATCAGGATTAAAATCCCTAACATTAAAAAATCTTTGTACGATGATGTTGTTGTTAACAGTCATCAAAAATTCCAGTTTAACCGCTTCGTCTTTCATTTTGTTTGTTTTTATTTGTTATTATAATTTTTATTTTCTTTTATTGTGTATGTTCCACATACTCTTGTCAATTCTTCGCAACATATTGTTTTGAATTCAATACACCCTCCCATGTATTCTATATTGTTTGTTTTGAACAAATTTCCACGTCCATCCGATATTTTGTATTTATATCTTTCTTCGGATTTATCAATTAAAAATACCAAACCCGTAACTATACATACTAAAATCAATACGAATACCATTATTTGTAACTTATCTTTCATTTTTTATCTTTTAGTTCTAAAATTCTTTTTTTCTTTTCTTGTTAATTTTAAAAATGGTGTTAAGAAATTTACCCAATTATTATCACCCTTTGGTAAGAATTTAAAGAATCCATCTTCCATCATCATTTTAATAATGTTACGGTGTCCCCTCCCATCAGGGTCAAGAGTTTCTGAATAATATAACTCTACAAGAGTTTTACCTTCATCAGTTATAATTGGTTTTGATAAGTTAACAATCTTTTCATTAATCTCGAAAAATTCGTTTCCGTAAATTCCTGTTTTTGTTTTTCCTGTTAGTAAATTTTTTAAAACATTATTGTCTTTATCAGTCTCAAATAATGTTTCCGCCTTTTTCAAAATATCGGTTAAATTTACCTCTTCGTCAAGTATTTCAGGAAATAATTTTATCAATGTTTTTTCACCCAAATAATATATCCCATCAATATTATCCGATTTGTCCCCAATTAATACTTTACACACAGGAATATTTGAATGAGGAACCTCAATTTCATATAATTTAATCTTATCCCCAAACTTATAAGTCTTCTTAGCATTTGGTGAATAAACCGAAACTCTTTCAGAAATTAATTGTGTTAAATCTCTATCACCAGAAAAAATAGTTATTTGTTCGTTATTAGATATTTGACAATAATAAGAAATTAAATCGTCAGCCTCATTGTTTTCAACACATACCTGACGGATAAACATCTCCTCCAAATATTGTTTTATTCTCTCTCTCTGATGATTAAATGATATCTCCTTGAAAGGATTATTATCCTCTCTTCTAGTTTCTTTATATTGGGGGTATATTAGTTTTCTTGGTTGTCTACTACCCTCACCATCCCAAAAAACAAGTACCTTTTCGTAGTTATACTCCTCAATAAATTTACGGATGGTGTTTAGAAAATGCCAAATACCTCCGATATGTTTACCTTCATGATAATAATCTTTAACTCCGTGAAAACCAATTTTCAGTAGATTGTTCGCATCTATTATAAGTGTTTTGGTCACTCTTTATTTTCATTTAAGGGTTCTAAAATCTTGTTTCCTTTTTTAATATATTCTTTCAATAGTTTATTAACTAAGGAAGAAAGGTTAATTGACTTCTCTTTAAAATAATTAGGCAATTCCGGGTCTACGGAAACTCCAATCTTTATTTTTTTTTCTTTCTCATCAATTTTTTTTCTTCCCATATTAATAAATATCTAATAAATTATAAAAAGTATAAATATTATAACTTTTTTTACTCATTATCTTCTTTTTCCTCTTTTAAAACAAAGTCACCATCAGTTCCAATAATTTCTTTCCAATAATCAGCGTATTCTTTCTTATATTTTTCTATATTTGTTTTTTCCTCTGTTGCATCTTTACCTGCGATAAATCCATGTGGTGTTACTATTATTTTACCATCATCATATCCAAGACCATTAATATGATTCTTCATAACAGAAACTTTTGTTCTTGATGCAAATTTAATTGTTCTTTTATCTTTAGTTGCTGTAATTTTAGTTGTACCAGCACCTTTTTGATTACCAAATAAGAATACCAATGATGAGTTTAACCAAATCGCTTCACCACCTTTAGCCTTAATTTTAGGTTGACCAAACGGATTATCAGGTAACTCAACCCAAGGTTGGTTTACAATAATTAAAGTATTTTCATATTTAGATTCTGCTTTACGTGAACCTGATATACGTTGATTAATACCCATACCTATTTTATCCGCCAAAGCTGCAGCATTATGTTGTTTTCCACCTCGACCCTCATATGTCATTTTACAAGGAACTGAACCAACAGAATCCCAAAGAAATAACAAACTATAATCTAATTCACCTTTCTCTTGAGCATCTAACATTGAATTAATATAATCTGTAATTTGTTCGATATAATTAAAATTATTGTTGAACAGATAAAAACCATCCCAATCAACTTCACCTGTTAATTCATCAACTACTTGTTCACATTCAAATCCCATTAATTTAGCATGGTCAAAAGACCATTTCTGTTCTGTAATAATAAAAACAGGTAAAATACCCTTCTTCTGAGCATCTACCGCAGTTTTAACTA